GATATCCCAACCACCAACTAACTCTTTAACTTCAATATATTGTGCATAATTAATTTGAGTTGTTGTTGCATTTACGTATTGCGTGTCCAGACCTTTTTGGATTTCAACTGGAGTTTTTGCAATTAGCTGATTTCTGTATCCAGCAACATATGCTGTGAATGGATCAACTTCAACCAACAATATATTGTTGTTACCGCCTTCTGCTGAAGTATAACGCCCACCATTTGTAGAGTTTAATAAGTGTTCACGCACAGTCACAACAGGATCGGACAATGTATAATTGCCAGATTCTTCTTGTGTTCTCTTTGCCATTACATCTTCTAGCTTACCTTCGACACTAGCAACTTTACGTTTTCTAGTAATGCCATCTTCAATTTCGGTTACAGTAATAAATTCTGCTTCATCGGTTGTTTCATCCAGTCCAATTTTAGTTAAAAGCGTATCAATTTTAAATCTATCAGCACCTGGTGCTTGAAAGTTTGGTGTGCCTTGTGCATTGTCAACAAGTGTGCTGTCGCCAATGTAATCAACAAATGATTTCTGAGGAACAACACCAACTCTATATGATGGTTCATTAGAGTATTTGTCGAGAATTAATGTTTGTGATGTATGTTTTACAAAATGGTCAGACAACCAAATGACACCATTTGCTACTGTTATCTTAGAACCGTAATTGTAAATTTGTTGTGTAGCAAGTCCTTCATCAACAACGTTTCTTATTGCGTCAGTAGTTGCAGCCGATGCATATGCTCTGCTTGATACGTTTGATGTGAAGATTGTTTCTGAGTTTGCGAATGTAGTATTTGCACGATAGTCTGCAACCGTTGTCACATTAAGAATAAGTGTTGCGCCAGTAGAAATTACTGTGTTCGCAGTTGTTGCAGTTAGTGTGCCAGATGCGTTAGAAACAAATAATTTATTTGCGCCTGTAATTGGATCAATGTATGATGCTTCAACAGTTGCAGTATTTCCAGTAGAAAACGTAATTGTGTTTCCTGGAGTTATAAGTGTAGACGCATTATTAACAGTAAGAACTTGATTACCATTTGTCAAGTAATTGATGAATAATGTTTTAGGATCAGTACCTTCGATATCAGCAACGATACCGCAATATGCCTTGATACCAGTATTGGCACCAAAGACAATCGATCCCTCAAACAGTTCTACGTTAGCCGTGTTTGAATTATAAGTCGGTTGTAACTTAACAAAGTTTAGACTTAAATCTAAAGTTTGTTCACAGCCGTCAACAATTGCACCCTGTTTGAAGAAGAACTCAGCAAAACGTTTTGTTTGTACTTGCTGAAGAGTTTGTGCTTGAGTTAATTCTCTAGCTTGAACTGCACGACCTGGTCTATACAGAACTCTTACAAACTTTTTGTCTTCGTCAAAGTCATCATAATAAGGACTTGTATTAAAGTCTACACCACCTGGATTAGCCATTTGTATTTCTTTTTAACTTAGAATTGAATAATTAATTTAACGTCTTCGATTTGATCCGATGCTCTAGAAATTGGCACTCTATTTTCAACGTAGAGTAAATCTCCAGTATATGCCTCTAAACTTGGTGAACTGTTTGCAATGATTGTAGCAGTCGCACCTGATGTACCACCAGTAATTGATGCGGCATTAGCAAAGCCAAAGTTAATCGGTTTAGTCACATATATGTATGGTGTTGTCCATTCAACAACATTTGCTGTATTGCTTCCGCTTGTTACAGTTTCATCACGGGTAAACGTTCCTGTAATACCACCCAATGTGTATCTATATGTTTGTCTGTATGATGTTCCTGTTGCTCTTGTTGTAGTTCCAAACAAATATGGATCTCTAACTAAACCAACTTGTCTGAATTCATTAGCTGTAGAAATCGTATTTGATTCGCTACCTTCAAGACGAGTATTGATGATAACATATTTACCACCCAACTCTTCTACTGCATCAGAACCATGTCCACCCTTTGGTGAAATGATTGCAGTAGCAGTAGCGGCACCAGATGCGAATGCTACTGTTGCTCTTGTGTATCCTGTTCCAGCCGCAGTAACTGTAATTGCTGTGACTACGTTAGCGACAATTGTAGAATTTGCAGTAGCGCCTGTTCCGTCACCAGTAATAGTAACAGCAGGTGCAGTAGCATATCCAGAACCACCAGAAGTTACTTTGATAACATTGATTGCACCATTGACTGCGGCCGCTTGAACGTCCCATTGATCTTCACCACCATCAGAAGTTAAAGTCTGAACCGGAATGTAGTCTGTAGTTAAGAATTTCAATGCATTTGCTGTCGTAACAGTATACATGTATTTCCAAACATATCCATCAGCAGTAGTAAATTGAGAAGTGCTTACACCAGTTGGCTTTGTTGTAGAACCAGCGCCACCATTATTGAACAAGCATTTGTAAACATTATAGTCTTCTGTCATAACGTAGAATGTGTCTGAGATAAGACTTGTACTCTGATCGTCATATGCAGTATAGACAACCGCACTTGTCCAGTTATATCTTGGAATAGCATGGGAAACGTCAGAACTTTGAATACGCTTTGCGCCATACATGTCACGCCAAGGAGTAAATTCAATATTTGCTGTCGAATTTACTGGTGTTGGTGGACTGTTATCATCCGGAAATGCGGTGTTTTTTCCAACAAACAAATACATAACGGTATTTGATGCTTCGGAAAAGGCTTCAACAAATTGCTGTGCATTGTGAACCCTAAATTTACTTGTTACGATAGATGCCATGTAGATTTCTCCTGTTGGATGCTTATTTGTGCTATGTCTTATTTATACAAAGTTTTTTGCAATTTTGTTGACTATCATTATTTAGATTATAATTTAATAGTCAAATTTTGTTTTATACTGTAACTTTATACCCTGTTGCTCCAACAAATGGAGCAGATGGATTTACATTTATAGTCATGTATGTAGAATTTGCTACGCTCTTAACAATGAACAATTGATTATTGGCAAATAAATTTGCTCCTACTGTGAATTCGGTAGCAAAACTAGTTCCTGTGCCCGTAATTGTATTTGCCGATGAACTAATTGTACCAGTCAGCGGAATGTATCTAGTATACGCACTTCTTGTTCTTGGCGATTCAATGTATACGCTATCAAATGAATATGATGCTAGAGTTGAAATTGCATCGGATGCAAACGTTCCAATATCCATTTCACCATATGTGATTGAGAATAGGGTAACCCTAGTCGGGGCAAGTTCACGCCTGTACGATTGAGTATTGGTAATCGATAAATTTTCGCTCTTAACAAATATAATATTATCTTGTTTATATTTTGAAATCTGAACGTCTGATGGCGATTCAATGTGTACAACGATTTGTCTATCGGAAGTTAAATTGTTATTGTTTGCAACGGGCAACGTAATAATTTTAGTGTATTGTGAAGTTGCGAACGATGCGCTAACATCAAACAAAGACTTAATGAATACTGTGAGTTCTTGAATTTCATCTTTCAATGCTTCAATAGTAGTCAACATAATTGGAGTCAAGTCCAATGTTGATTGTATTAAAATTTCACCAAATGCTTGAAGGCCAGCAGGATGGATGATAGACTTTAAAGTCTCTTGATATTTTGTAAATGCTAATCCACTTCGAATAACATAAGAGAAGTCTTGGAAGTAGAAAGAATCTTGAATTTTCTTGTAGTCAATCTTACCATAATCGCCAATCCAATTACCTTCTTGAATTCCGAGTCCAGAAATGATTGGAGTTAAATTTGCATTTCCATCACCGATAGAAACTAAACTAACATTCGCTGTCGTGTAGTTTACGCCAAAGTTCTTTAACTCTACAGCACGAATAGAACCGACACCAGTTATATTATTTGCGGCATCTATTGATACGTTCGCACTTGCACCTTGGATATTTGTTGCAATTAAGTTTGCGCTTGATCCTGTTGTGCTTGTGACTGTAATTGTTGGAAGAGAGGTTTTTGTATATCCTGTTCCATAATTAGTCAATTCGACCCTCGCAATTGCTCCCTTTACGAGCCAATCTTCATTCTTAACAATATCTTTGCCAGTTTCGTCAATCATCTTAGTGCCATCTTCAAACTTCAAATCGTATGTAGTAGATTCTACAACGGAAGCAACGACACCTGTTGCGTTTGCGCCAGAGCCGCCAGTGAAGACAATTGTATTACCGACACCGTAATTGGTACCGCCAGATGAAATCGTAATTAAATTTTCAGACAAAAGTCCTAAAGATTTTACTACAGTATCTTCTAATGTGATTGATGGTTTTTTATAATAACCGCTACCACGATTAATAATTTGAACATTAGTAACTTCACCCACAGTATAAGTGTTTGCACCTGAAGTTACTGTGTATGTGTTTGCTAATTCTGTAACACGAACGATAAGTCCCGAACCACCAGTACCGCTATTGCTTACAATTGCTGTTGTTCCTAATTGATATCCATGACCAATTGTATTGTAGTAAAGTGCTGAGATTGGTGATTGCTGAATAGAAGAAACAACAGCGTCAACTGAAGAACCATCTCCAGTTATTGAAAGTTGGTCGCCGACTTGATATCCAGATCCGCCATCATTGATATCAAATCCTGTAATCATTCCATACAAAGTTGCTGTTAGTGTCGCATCAGCAACATCGGACACTACTTCACCACCAGAAAATGTTCCACTCACAAGTTTCAACGTCATTTCTGCTACGTCATATGAACCAATAACGTATCGCTTGATATCAACAACGTTACCAATAGCGCCGCTGGTTGCTCCAGAAATAGTTTTATTTAAAAAACTAAAAACATTTGCCGCATATGCAGAACGTATAATCTGAGTCTTTTCAAAATTACCAGCAGAAACACGGAGAATATCTTCTCCAGGATAATACAACGAGATGTCCTCATTATACAGTAATTTAAAAAGAAATCGATATGATTCTTCAGTACCTTTTGATTCAAAAAAGTCTTTAAACTTTAATGCAACAAGTCGTTTATCGCCATAGATGTTTGTTGGTATAGAAGGATATAATTCGTCTTTTAAATAGTCAACATATTTGTCTACCGAGTATTCAATGTTACGATAGTCAACTAATTTACCAGTCTTTCGGACAACGTTATCTTTTATGACTTTAGTATTTGCTTCTGCGGCTGACGTTTCTCCTTCAATAGCTTCGCCCACATTGAATGGGCGTTTTGTTTTTAGCTTTACAACAATATAGTCAGTTCCAACTTCACGAATAGTACCAATTGCACCAGAGTCATTTCCAACAACATCTTCGTCACGAACAAATGTTCCGACTACATTTTCTAATGTGATGTTTGTTGTTTGTAGCCACTCATAGTATGCTTTCAGAAAGAGTAAGAATCTTTCCGAATCTTGTGCAATGTCTGAAGAAATCAGACCATTGATACTGATTGACGGCTGAAATTGAATTTCATTCATTTTTATCTATTGACCAAGCTAATTGTTTTATCGTCAATCATTGATACAGTAATATCGGCATCATTAATCGTTAAAATTTGATTTCTTAGTGGAAGGATGTCTTTGTTTGCTGGAGTTGCAGTTATCTTGAGTGTAGTTCCACCATCAGCAAATGCAGTTGGTGCAAACGCTGTTAATGTAATGATACCCGTATCGTAGTCAATTGTTCCTGCATTAATTTGTACCGCAATATTTTCGTTGATAGTTTCTCTGTAGATTCTAATAATACTATCGTTATCTTCAAGAAAGCAATTTGAATATCCCAAATAAGTAAACTCATTTGACGTTACTTTATTTCCAAAACCATATACCTGGCTTGCTGGTCGACCTCTTGTTGTGTCGTCAATTGGATTTGAAAATGAAATTTCATATCTAGCAGAATTTCCAAGTTGAATGTCAAGTTCTTTTCGCATTAAAATTGTAGTGTCATTATTTAAAATTGATCTTTCAGATGAGTCTACTAGTCTACTTAATTTTGAGTATCTGAAATATTTACCAAATTGATTGATATCAGAATCATTATAGTCTTTGATAATATTTGTAATTAAAGTACTCATATCATCTTCAGACAATGTTGTTCTATCTGCTTCGTATTTTACAGCACTATTGATAGTGATGTACAAATATTCAGGGTCGACAATCTCATGTGATATCGTCAACATTTTTTTAGGATTAATAATTCCGGTAATTAAATTTTGTTTTTCTGTTGCTGTTAGTACTTCGCCTGCTGTTGGCTTAACTGCAATATATACTTTTCCATATGATGGAGGATCATTGTCTTCTCCACCCCAAACAACTACAGAGTCAACGTTAGGTTGCTTTAACAATAGTGCTTTATAGTCTTCCGATGTAACAATACGATTCTGCGCTTCGTATGTTTTTGGTGCATTAAATTTAATCTGAGATGTTGTTTCTCTATATGCACCACCAGCCGCAGGATCAGTAGCGGTAAATGTAATTGCTGAAATTCCCGCAACAGAACCAGCGTATGTTAAGTTGGTTACATCATTTGCAAGAGGACCAGAAGTAACAATAAATTCTAGTACAACAATATTTCCATTATCCAATGCAACGCCAAATGTTCCGTCTCCAAATTTAATTTCATATTGTCCGTCTTCTGCCTCTTCTAAGAAATAAACTTCTGAGGTAGAATTAACGTCTACTAAATTATCTGGTTTGGTGAAAACTCTTGTGGTGCTATCGTTAGATGAATTTAATACTTTTACTGAAATTGTAGTCGTATCAATATTTGAATTGGGGACTAAAAATCTTTGCTGTGTGTCTAATCCATTTACTGTGTATCTTCTTGTGATGTAAGTACCTTCGCTCAACGCAATTGTGCCAGAGTACACTCCAGAAGCAGATGTGATGGTAAGCGCAGTTAGATTTAAAAAGGTATAATTAGTTCCATCAATCGATCCAGAAAACTCTGTGTATTGAGGAATTGTAATTGTTGCTGGAGATGATGTTGTGGTTACGGCAACAACACCTGTAATAGATGCGCTAGATATAGACCTTGGCGTATAGTTTAAAGACTTAGCTAAACCGATAATTGAATTTCTTTTTTGTGCAGTAGCTAAGAACGATTCGGATGCTACCATGTTAAGATAGAACGAATTGTAGTATGTATTGTATGCGAGCAAATCTAACAGGACGTTCATACCTGCGCCATCAAAGTTATAATCTATGAATTCGTCTTGCGACCTCAAATAATTAATGAAGTTTGATTTTATTCCAGCAAAACTTAATTCGTCTATTAATAAATTATTGTCCGAGGCCATTATGCCGTCCTTGTGAGTGTAGTTTGTAATGAAGACTGAACGCCAATATTTTTAATGATAAAATCAATTCTAATTTGAATTCCATTTTCATCAGATTGTGTATCAACTTGAACGTTTGTAAGTGCTACCCTCGGTTCAAACTTTCCAATAGTCTCAGTCAATTCTTGCTTTAAACTGTGTGCAGAGAATACATTCATGTCCGAGAACAAGAAATTTGCTAATGTACTACCATACTCAGGATAAAACGGGCGAGTTCCTCTTTTGGTCCTAATTAAATTAGCCAAAGAACGCTTAATTGCAGTTTCATTCGTGATGGGTCTAACATCACCTGTCACTGGATGAGGCGTGAAATCTAACGATAAATCTTTATAGAATATAGTAGCCATTTTTTTCTTTTATTTATGTCGCCTGTTCTGCCGTTTTGGACTCTTGAATCTCTTTTCTACGTTCTTTTGCGGCTTTTGTAAATTCTGCTAGTGCCTTTCTTGCTCTAGTTCCTGCGGCTTTGTTGCCTTTGTTTTGAAATTTATCGTTCTCTGCAAGATACGATTCAAATAGTGTTACTAAGTTTTCATGATTTGTCATTATTATTTCCTTATAAAGTGTTGACATTTGCTTGACATAGTGCTATACTACTGTGTAGCCTATGATTTTAGATATCTGTTATAACTGTGATTGCTGTATTAGGCAATAGTGCAGTCGTTGGAGTATTCAATCTTTCCTCAATCGTTGATATTCTTAAAAGCAACGCATTGAGCGTAGTGGTATTTACACTATCAGAAAGAGTTAAATTACTTTTTCCGTTTAATGTTAAGTTTGTGTCTGCTGAAATTTTAATTGATGCATTGTTCACATCCCACAAAACATCGTTTTTATTAACAACGTTAGCAAAGTTTCTAGTTAAACTTGATGCAGTACCAAAATATTCAGATGCCGCTTCTGGGATTGCTGGAAGATATCCTAAGATTGCTGGCTCTTGTGCCGACATTGCATCTAAGAAGAATCCAAAAACCCAATCGCCAGCTTTAGGCGTACCATACAGATTTGGTGTATTTACTGGATGAATAGCCAATGCCCAAGGCAAATCTTCAGTTGGAACAAGCCCATCTTTCTTTGCAGGATGATATCCAAAACATCTAACTTTGCATCTGCCGAGTGTCAATGGATCGTCAATGTCTTCAACGATTCCAATCCACCAAACAAATCCATCTTGGCCAATAAAATTTTTCATCAATTATCTCATGTTCTTAAAGTACTGAATTTCTTTTTCTTGTTGAGCAATCCATTCGTCTGATGGTTTACCTTCACCTTTGTAATAACGCAAAGGTCTACCAGTTTTCTTAGAGACTAACGCCCATCTGCCATCTACTTGCTTGAGTGTCTCAATCAATTCTGGACCAAACACTTCTTCTTCCCACTCTTCTTGTGAGACAGTAGTTCCTTGTATAAATTCTTTAAACTTTTTCATAACTTGTCTAATTCTGATGTGTCTACTGCACCTGGAGGAACATTGTCTTTGATCCAAGTGAGTAATTGTTTTTTCACATCAATTTCTTTCTTAGCGGGTTTTCCTGGTTCTTTAAGTACCAAATACTTGAAGTCTTTGATAACAGGATTGCCCTTCTTATCTTTGTATGCTTTACCTGTTTGCGGATCAACAATGAAAATTGTATTCTCTGGATTATTTAGAATGACATAAACACCGCCCTGAACAGATGGTG